GGGTCAACCGGTCACCTACAAAGGGGAGCTTCGGCTCCCCTTTTTTTATATAAATAGTAATAAAATAGTTAGAAAGGATATTCTAATGAAAAAATTTAAACAATTCATAGAGCAAAATATACCAACACAGACAATGTCTGGTGTGTTGCCACAATATCCTTCTACAACACGTGGCGGTGGTTCAGATACACAAGCTATGTATCCAAGAGATAGAGAAAGATTGCCGGCTTGGCAGGGTAGACCAGAAAGACAGCAGCCTGCAAATAGACAGCAGAGACAACCTTCTTATACAAGAGAAGATTCACAGACTACTGCTACTCTTAGAAGTGTAGCTACAAGTTTAGCTTCTCGAGATGGTTCTGGTGCAAATGTAAACGCTCCAACAAATAATCAACTACGTAGACCACCGGTAACACCTGAAAAGAAAGCTGCAGATCAAGAAACACAAAACAAACTTAAAAAGGTTATTGATGTACTTTCAACACATCCGAGTGATAATGCAGGGACTTCATGACAGCTTTAGAAAATACACCAACAAATCCTAACTTTCTTTCACCGCTTAATTTTAAGTTTTCTATTAAGCGAGCACCACATATTAACTTCTTTATACAAAAAGTCAGCATACCATCAATAACTCTACCATCTTATGAATCACCAAATCCTTTCGTAAAAATACCCGAACCCGGTGAACACATAAACTATGGTGATTTAGATATCACTTTTAGAGTAGATGAAAACCTTAAAAATTATTTAGAGATTCATAACTGGATAAGAGCTTTAGGTAAACCAAAAGACTTTTCAGAATATAAAGCTTTATCTGATAAAAAAACTTATACTGGTGACAGTATAAGATCGGATATATCTTTGATGATACTATCAAGCGCTAAAAACGCAAACTACGAGATAGTATTTGTAGACGCGTATCCATACGACTTAAGTAAACTATCATTTGACACAACAGATCAAAGTGTAGACTATATTGAAGCTACAGCTTCATTTAAATACGTTTTATTTGAAATAAAAGACGTTTAATCATTTACAAACTTAAACTTATGTGGTAATATTAAAAATATTATTAACACGAGATACGTCATGAAGATTGAAGATATTGTTGAGATGTGGACAAGTGACACGAAGATTGATAGCACTGAGCTAGCATCTGAAAGTTTAAAGATCCCTGCACTACATAATAAATATTATCGTGTATTCTTAGAGGAAAGACTTCGTCTTAAAAAGATGGAGTCAGAGATGAAAGCTCTAAAACTAGATAAGTATGAGTTTTATACTCTTGGACCTACTAAAGAATCACAAGAAAAAGGTTGGCAATTGCCAGCTAAAGGTATTATCTTAAAACAAGATATTCCAATGTACATGGATGCTGATAAAGATATCATAGAGATGAATCTTAAAGTAGCATACCAAAATGAAAAAGTAGAGTTATTAGAGACTATTATTAAGTCTATAAGTAATAGAAACTTTATCATTAAGAATGCAATAGATTGGAATCGATTCGTTATGGGTGGTTAATTGGATTCATTGGAAATAAGTCGTCACGACGAAGTTTATATAAAAGTAAGATGTGAACCGGGCGTAGCACAAGAGTTAAGTGATTATTTCACTTTCTTTGTACCCGGTTATAAATTCATGCCAGCTTTTAAGAATAAATTTTGGGATGGAAAGATTAGACTATTTAATCCATTAACATGCTTAATATACACTGGTCTTATACCATATATTGAAAAGTTTTGTAAGGAAAGAAACTATCTTATAGACTATATAGATGATTTTTCCTGTGAAGAATTTTCTTTGAAAGAAGCTAAAGACTTCGTATCAAAAATTAAACCCACAATGGAACCAAGAGATTATCAGCTTGAAGCTTTTGTTTATGCTGTTAGAAACAGAAGAGCTCTATTACTATCACCAACAGCATCTGGTAAATCATTTATCATTTACTTACTAACGAGATACTACAATGCCCGTACTCTTATTATTGTGCCAACTACTTCTTTGGTTAGTCAACTTGCTTCTGATTTTGCCGATTATGGCTTTGAATCTGATAGGTATGTTCATAGAATCTTCTCAGGACAAGATAAACAAACAGATAAACCAATCACAATCTCTACTTGGCAATCGATTTACAAACTTGATAAGAAGTATTTCGAACAGTTTGATGTGGTCATAGGTGACGAAGCTCACTTATTTAAAGCTGCTTCTTTGGCTTCTATTATGTCCAAGTTGCATCGTTGCCGTTATAGGTTTGGCTTTACGGGTACTCTCGACGGGACTCAAACCCATAGATTGGTTTTAGAGGGAATATTCGGAGCTGTAAAGAAAGTTACAACTACAGCTGAACTTATAGAACAAAAACATCTCGCAGACTTTAATATTAAAGCTATAGTTCTCAAATATCCTGATGAGATTAAAAAGATGTTGAAAGATGCATCATATCAGGATGAGATAGATTTTATTGTACGTAATGATGCAAGAAATAGATTTATTAAAAACTTAGCATTATCATTAGATAATGGAAATACACTATTACTTTTTCAGTATGTCGAGAAGCATGGAAAAGTTTTATATGACATGATTAAAAATGATGCCGGTGATAGAAAAGTATTCTTTGTCTCTGGAGAAATAGATGGAGAAGAACGTGAGCAGATTCGTAAGATTGTTGAGTCAGAAAAGAATGCAATTATTGTCGCTAGTTATGGGACTTTCTCTACCGGCGTTAACATTCGTAACTTGCATAACATTATATTTTCTTCTCCTTCGAAGTCAAGGATAAGAAACTTGCAATCAATTGGTCGTGGTCTTAGAAAATCAGAGACTAAAACAACCAGTACTCTTTATGATATATCTGATGATTTATCTTGGAAATCAAAGAAAAATCATACACTATTACACTTCATAGAGAGAATAAACATTTACAATGAAGAAAAATTTGAGTATAAGATATATACGGTAGGATTAAAAGCATGACGCATGTTCTAGTGAAACTCTCTAATAGAGATGATATCGTTGGTGTCTTAGACTCAGAAAATGATAATGCTGTAATCATTAAAGATCCAATGATTCTGGTAATAAAACAAGATGATAATGAAGAAGCCGGTGCAATACTAATAAATTACATACCGTTTTCATCACAAAATTATGTAGCGTTGAATAAAACTAATATCGTATCAATAATTAATATAAACGAAGATATGATAAAGTATTATTTTGCTTCTAGAATCTATTGTTATAAAACTTTTGATAAAAACTTTACAGCAAATTTGAGAAGATCTACTGAATATTTAGAAAATTATCTTAATCAAAGAACAAGAAAAAAACCAAACATAAACGAAGAAACTATAAAGTTTTATATGTCTCAACCAGCTAGCAATACGGTAAATTAATGGCAACTAAACATTATGTTAATAACAAGACTCTTTATGAACACATGAAAGTGTATCATGAAAAGCTTGTTCTTTCTAAAGAAAACAATGAACCTAAGCCACCCATTCCTAACTACGTTGGAGAGTGTGTGCTTCTCATATGCACAAAGTTGTCATATAAACCAAACTTCATGAATTACTCTTATAGAGATGATATGATCGCAGATGGTATTGAGAACTGTATAGCTTCTGTGGATAATTTTAATCCAACAAAATCTACAAATCCATTTGCATACTTTACTCAGATTGCATGGAATGCTTTTCTTAGGCGCATCGCTAAAGAAAAAAAACAGACATACATTAAACACAAGAATTTTGAAAATCAGTTTACAAACGAAGAGATGGATTCTATATTCCATGATAGGCATGTTGCGACTGGAAGCCACACAAATGAATACTCTTCTGAGATCATTCGTTCTTTCGAAGAAAAAGAACTGTTGACAAAACAGAAGAAAAAGAATAAGTTAGAAGAACTCATGATTGATAATAATGTGGAGATTGAAGATGAACTTGAAGCATAATATGCATCTTGTTCCACAAATCGTTCAGGATCTTGTGGAAGGAGCATT